CTCTTATTGTGTGACTCCTGCTTGTACAGCCCTATATCCTTAAGTATCTCTATGAAGTCCCTGAGCACTGTAGCACGTAGGGCAGGGAAGGTCTTGCGTATAACTGATACTACCTTATTGTTATTCTGCAGGCAGTAGATGATCATGAGCTGGCACAGGCTGTAGGTCTTAGAGCTTCTACTACCACCCTCATTAATGATAAACCTCTTATCACTTAAGATGGCCTCATAGTTCTTCTCAAAGATGGCAGTCGCTTTTATATCCATAGCAAAGCTAGTACCTAGTTAGATACTATATAGTTATTATTATTATTATACTACTTAACTATAGTAACAGTTATAGCAGATATCTTCTCATCACCACTGGTTACATCTGTATGCTCTTTCAGTGCATTTAGTCTCTGAGTTATGGATGGGTTAAATTGCCCTACCATTCCACCGGTGATCTGGTCATTACGGATCTCTTTCTTTATGTGTGAACAGACTGTCCTATATTCAGAATATCTACCATCAGTGTTATCAAAATAATGGTGCACATCACTGTAGTTATTATAGCAGAATATCTCAAAGCCCTCATTAGTCAAAGGTACTCTTAATGGTTCTGCTACCATCTCAGCAGTCTTTTGAGACAGCACCCATTTAGTCCTAGGGTTAGCAGCACAATGAGCTTTATAAGCCTCAAATATCTCCATTAACTTCTCAGGAGTTTCTATAAGTTTCTTAGTTGGCATTATCTATTTGTTTTAATTTTCTACTAGCCCATTCTACTCCCTCATCACCACCCCACGCTAACCACATTAATCTACCACATCCATCACCTAATTCCTTCTGTGAATTTTCTCTTTGTCTCTCAAAGGATGCCATTCTAGCAATAGTCTCTCTACTTAAGGCCTCACCTTTTGCTAACTGGTTAGCTCTAGCTTTACCTACTGCAGTTCCACAGCTACCCCATCCATTCTCCTCTGCCCATCTGAGTGCTATTTTAGCATTCTCAGTAGCAGCTGCAGGATAATCTGTGTAGGTAGTAGCAAATTGTGCTCTATATCTATTTAACATCCCCCTCATTCTCTACCCCTTTATACTTTACCTTAGGAGTGCTCTCTTCAAATAGATAACCCAATCCTTTAGAGGTGTAATACTTGTGCTCTTTAGCAGTCTCTTCTGTTACTGTAAAGCTGGTCTCATAATTGCCATGATACATAACAATATACTTACCTAGGTGTTCCGTCTTTATCTTCATACTGTATTAAAATTAAAAAAGTGTAATAAAAAGCTACCCATAAACCTGCTGCCCTACTAGCCCATACCCAATCAAGTGTGAACAAAGCAAGAGCACAGCTCATGGCTGTAAGTAATGACAAGGTACTAATAAACTGACTCCACTTCATACCTATATTGTAATTTATTTAAGTTTTGTTTCAATTCTTTTATCAGGTAGTAAGCAGATGTGTGAGTTATACCAAAATAGGTAGCCAGTGCTCTGCTTGTTATGTACCCTTTATCAATATATGCCTCAAATACTATCCTTTGTACCTGGTCCACTATCTCTGATCTATATATCTCTATGACTCCCTTCTGAAAAGAATAAGTCCTATCCTCTTTTAGCTTTATCATTAAATCATCGTCCTCCATTCTATCAGGTGAGCTATCAATTACAGCTGTTACCTTATCATCTTTATGGCTTTTAGATGTGGACCATAGCACCTGGTACTTAATAGTGTTCAGCAGGTATGCTTTTATCTTATCCTCATCATTAGTAGTATCATTTATGGTAAGCACATGCATGTAACTGTTATTAATGACTGTATCAGCGTCTATGTAGCTACCCATCTTTGATAGAAAGTAGACAGTGTATGCCCTTACTTCAGGGTAAGCCCTACTAATGTAGTTGTCTAAGGCTTTTTTCATACCAAATCATAAAATCTTTGTACCAAATTCTCCTCCTAACAGATGCACAGAAGCACTCTCTAGGTTGCACCCCATCATACTTAATCCTTATCTTTAATAAAGCCACACAGCTGTGCTTAGAGTACCTAATGTTCTCAGGTAGTAAATCTATTTCAGCTATAAGATCTATCTCAGTTTGTTCAAACATTCGTCTAGTATAAAAGCAAGCAGTGCAGCCTGACAAGCCAGGATAAAGTCAAAGGTAAAAAGTAAGGTAAGCCAAAAAGCCACACATTTAATACATCCTAGTGCAGAGTGTATATGTATGGCTATTGGGTACTTTGTGTTATACTTAAAAAAGTAATCTAAGGTTGCCTGTATTGGTTCAAAATTAACAAACCACCAAGCTAAAGGTATAAGAGCTAGTAATATCATAGCTCAAATATAGTAAATTAATTAGAATGGCAAATCATCATCTTCTAACTTGAACGGTTCTGCAGGTGGTGATAGTACTGCTGGCTTAACATAAGGCTCTTGAAATGTAGCACTAAAGTATTTCATACCTGACTTGCTTTCTTTTAACCATAGTGCCACCTCCATGTCAGCACCATTAACATTTACCTTACCCTTATAATCGGGCTGAGTCTCTGCTGTCTTTTTATCATTTTTAAAGATAGCTCCTGTGTTGTTTTTAGTTTCCATTGTTTATTACTGTTTTAAATTGTTAATAACTATTTTAAATACTTCATAGGCTTCTAGTTCAGCCCATGTTATTATCTCCTCCTCCATAAATAGATCCTCCTCAAATCTATCAATGCTCTGGTGCATTAGTTCATGCATGATTAAGCCAAAGGTATGTATCTGATCTGTGCACCTCGTTAAGTTAATGAATACATATTTGTGAAGGGTGCCAGGTATAAAGTTACACCACCCTGCGAAGTATGCATCTTGTGCATTATTATCGTAAAGCTCACAAGCCACCTTATTAAGCCCATGCATTTCTGTTACGTTGTAGTAATGAAATATCTCACATGGGTTGTAAGATAATAGCAGCTCATAACCATCCCTTTTGTAGCTCTTCATAACTTAGTAAATAAGTACATGATAGTACAATACCACCCCCACACAATCGCAGGGGCTAGTAGTATTGATAGTAGCAAAATCATACAATAAGGTCCTCTTGCGGCCATTGTATCCTTTCACCATACACCTCATTAGCTAATATCTCAGCCATCTGTACAGCCTCTTTAGCTATCCATAGCTTAGATGTTTTAGAGTTCTCTATCATTAGAGCGTTCATAGCAGCTATAGCTGCCTCATGTTCAAATTGCATTCTGTTCATAGTTGTGTTATTAATTGGTTAAAATAATCTCTACATTGTTCTACTCTTAATTTAATCTGTTCTATCACCTCCTCATCTCTTTGTATTACAAAGGTCTTTACTCTTTTAGCATCAGGTATGTGGTCGAAGCTGTGCTGTTTTTGTACCTGGTCCCTTAAGTCTAGGTTCTCCTCCATTAGCCCTAACTTGTAATGAGCACTCTTTACCTCCTGCTCTACTATGGCATGTGGTGTATTAGTCAGGCAGTAGCAAAGTAGTGCCTCTTGCTTATCACATAAAAACATATACCCTTGAAGCTGGTAGTAGTACTCTTTGTTAGGGCACTCAGTATCAAACCAGGGGAACGTGCTACCACTCCATGAATTTTTTACATCTATTAGCACCTGGTCTGTAATTACATCCGGTGTACCGGTAAGCCACTCATTACTAAAGTTCTCCTCATTTTTAAATAAGAAACCTTTATCAATTACATCCATTACAAAGCTGAGGCACATATCCTCACATTCGTTGCCCTTGTCAGTGTACTTACTAGTAAACTCTTTTCTAATACCATAAACGTGTGCCAGGGCTAGGCCCTGGATATACGTTTTTGTTGTTTGTGATAGCACCTCCCCTTTAGTTTTGGGTGAAGTCATTATCTTACCTATTGCTGAGCATCTAATTTTCATATTACAGGTATTAATAGTAATGCTTTCTCTTGCACATCTGTAAGGTCAAAGCTATCCTTTAATTTCTCTATGGTAAACTTACCATCTGCTATAGTCTTAAGAGCCTCAGTAAATCTCTTTGCATCTATCTTAGGCTTCGCAGTAGATGCTACATGCCCATCATCATCAGTTGCTTGCAAAGTTAGTAAGCTCTGAATAGTGTACCTACGAAAATAGCTAATTTGTGATCCCTGCTTCTGTGCATCTAGGTTTAAGTCCAGTGCCATACAGCTAGAGATACTAAAGCCAGTGTATATGCATACAAGCTGAGTACAAACACTACCACCATCTATAGGCTGTAGCAAAAGTAGATCATGCTGTAATAAGATAGGCTCAACAGCTTCTAGTATACTATTGATATCTGCATAAGACTTTTTAAAGTGAGGGTTAGTAGCATTCTTATGTACTTTACCTATTAGTTGTTTTGCCTTGTGAAGGCGAACATAGAAGGGAGCAGGCTGCTGCTCAACCTCCTGAGGCTTTACAGCCTTTGTAGTTGTTTTTTCCATTGGGTTAGTTTGTTAATTATTTACAAATATACTATTATTATTCTATTTTAACATTATTTTCTGAAATTATTTCTCTGAGCTTATTCCTTACCTCATAC